TCCCGTCTACTCCGAACTGGCTACCGCAGCCGCGCTCTGGTCATCGTTTTCGGGTGACTCTCTGGTTCGATCCCGGAGAGTATTTCTTGCTCATGCAGCAAGCAGCCGAGGTGCAGCCGGGGAAGCTGTCGCTTCAGAAGTGGTTTCTGAAGGCGCTACACCTCGTAGACGCAGCGAAGAAAGCCTCCAAAGTTGATGGTCGTGTGGCTGCGCCCGTCTTGCGCCACATCAACCGCGAGCGCGACCTAGCAGTAGCCGCCCGACGACGCCGCCAGCCTCGCAAGGTTGCCGCGTAAATGCCCGAGCCAAAAGAACCACCCGCGCCTCCACCGGGGCGGGTTTATGTCCTCTTCCGGGGGCCTCACTCAAAGAACTTTCAGGCCAACATCGTTCTGCCGGGCGGGAAATACCAGGAGATATTCGACACCGGCGCGACCCTCAGGAAGTCGGCGATCTGCATCGCCAACGGCAGGATCCGAAGGCTATACAGAGAGCATCGAATCGAATCGCCCCAGCAGTACAAGGAACGCACGGGGTCGCGCCTGTCGGTCGCCGCGATCCGGCGCGCCCTGGCGCAGGGCCTGACTCCTGACGAGAGACTGGCACCAGAAGAAGCCGAGGCGTCACCGTCTAATGGCGCGCCTCAGAAGGAAGAGAGGGCTTCGGTCGACGCGAACTGGGGCCGCAACCTGGTGCGGATAGAGAGCAAGTTCTCTATGGGCTTCCAGCGCATCATGAACCTGATGTTACTGGGAGTGGGCAACAACGATGCGGTCGAGTTTCGGGAGCACGTGCGGGCCATCGTCGCCGAGGTCGCGCTGTCCGGAATGACGCCAACGGGGAAGCTTCAGAGGAAGTACAAGAATCGCTCTGACTAGAGCTTTCGCAGGCGCGCGTCGATCCTGTCGAGATGATCGAGCGACAGGATTACGGCCGCCTTGAGGCTGGCCTGCCGGTTCACCACGTCCTGGATGGACATATCCAGTGCCCGTAGGTCGGTCATGAGGCTGATCAGTTCTCGTCGGATCCGCTCGGCATCTGCGCGGATCTCACCGGGGTCACTCAAGGCAACCGCGCGCTTTGCATCATCCAGGTTACCCGCGCGAGGAAGATGATCAGAGCGACGGCGATGGTGCCGGCGATGCCCATCGCCCAGTTCCGCCAGCGCTCCTTGGCCTTGTCGTGCGCCTCCATGCGCATCGACAGCACGGCGATCCCGAGATCCAGGCTAGCCTTGAGGGCGTGCAGTCCCTCGACGAGCTTACCGTTTAGCTCGCGCTGCTGCTTGACGTGCTCGTCTAGTAGGTCCAGCCGGTACGGGATCGTGGACAGTTCAGACGTGGGGCGAACGGCCATCCCATCACGAGGGTTAAGCTACGGTGCCCGCCGGCAGCAGCCCGGCCGCCAGGAGCGCGGACTCGGCTGCTTTGTTGCGCGCGACGATCGCGCCGGTATAGGCGGTGACAAGGTCGGTGAACCCGGTGGCCGTGGAGACGCTGAAGACCTCCACCCGATCGGCATAGCCGAGCGGGGTCACCGTCGCGCGCAGGCCCTGGCTGGTCCCGTCGCGAACCGTCAGGTTGACGACGGAGTAGATGATCCCGCCGGAGCCCTGCACGCTACAGGTGACGGTCCCGACGTTTAGATTGCTGTCGAGCTGGACAGCGTCGACATGGATCTTTTGGATGTTCGGCACCGTGACGGCTGCCGTGAGAGTGAGCATTTTGGTTCTCCCTTTACGCGGACCTGGAGATTTCGACCCACTTCGACTGGGTCGAGTCCATACGAAAAGTAACTTTCATTCCCGCAGTGGTGGTGATGTTGACGCCGCTGGCCAGTTCGAACGCCAGGGTGCCGCCCGGCACGGATCCGGCGTTGTTGGTGACAGTCAGGGCCGCCGAATTGAAGTAGAGATCGAGCCGCGCCCCGTTTAGCCAGTTGGCCGTGGTCAGGTAGTTGATCGTCGTGGTACCGGTGATGTGGAAGTAATTTCCGTCGACACCGAGGGTCAGGGTCGACGCGGACGCCACCGCCGCACCATGTTTTTCTAGTACACGTCCGCCGAACCGGGTCGTGCCGTCCGTGCCCTGGATCTCGAAGAGTGAGGCCCCGGTGGTGCTCCGGACCATAAAGCCATAGTTCGCCAAGCCGCCATAGACGGTGTGAACAACCGCGCCCGTCGTCACCACTCCAGCGCCGGTTGGGCTGGCCTCGTGCCCGAGCAACCAGTTTGGATCAAGGCTCGCCGTAGTATCCGAAAAGGCGATTTTCTGGCCCGACAACAAACCCAAACGCCCGCTAACGACGGAATTTGTCCCGAGGGTCAGGACGGTGGCAAGCGAGCCGCCGGCCATTAGATTGATCGTTCGTATTGCAACCTCGGCACCGTCGGTCGCGGTCGTCAGCTTGGTGACGTCGGTCATCACTCGGCGGGTGGTTCCACCCCCGCTCTCCAGTTCAACGGCCGAGGTCTCGCCGAAACCCGCGGCGGCGGTGCCGGAGGTCGTGTGCTGGATAACGAACACGTCCGGGGCGGTGGTGGTAGTGGCGTCGGCGAGAGTCAGCGTCTGGGCCCCCGGCAGGGAGCCCGCGGAATCGGTTGGAGGCCAGTGAACGATGCCCATTACGGCGCCGCTCCCTGGTCGTAATCGACCGCGAGGGACCCTTCCCAGGAGGTCAGGACGCTGGCGCTATTGGTGTATTCGATCTTGATGGCGGTCGCGCCCTGAGGCACGGCGACGAGGTAGGTCGTGTCGGGATCCGAGGCGGTCGCTGCTGGGTGCGTGTAGCTGGTCCAGTTGCGGTAGGTGGTGCCGCCGCCGTCCAGCAGGGACTCGAACGCCAAGCCCGACGCGGCCGAGATGTGCGAGGACCGCAGGGTGAGGATAATTCGCTTGGCGGTCGTCGCGGGATTGCCCGTCAGAGACAGCAACGTGACCGTCGCGCCGCTGCCGGGCGCCGTCGTAGGAAACGCCATTTTGGTGGTCGAACCGATCATGGTGATTGCTCCATTTTCTTGGCTTCGATAGCCGCCTTGACCTTGTCGCCGAGGGTGTCGGCGGTGGCCGCGCCGCGCGCAACGCCCAGGCCCTCGGCGATCGCCACCGGGTTGAGCTTCTGCGCGGGGCGGTAAAGAACACGTCCGGCGAGGAGCTTGTGGTTGACCAGCGCCTGGTGCATGGCCATCGTCATCGCCGCATGGCCCAAGCCCTGGCCGGTCGCCATCATCACAGCTGAGCCCACCGGACCCGCCGCGCCGCCGGCCACTTGCTGCGCAAGGGTTCCGTGCGTGGGGACGGGCGAATACGAGAGGTCGGCCTTCGCGTTTTGTAGCGCTGGAAGGCGCGTTTGCAGGGCCAGCTCCGGGTGGGCCTGGCGGAAGGCGTCCAACTCGGACGGGTTGCCACCGGCAGTGGGGGTATTCTCGAAGTCCCGCATCAAGGCAAGCCCGACTTGAGTCGCGTCGGTCTTGCGGGCCCCGATGCGCTCGTTGAGGCCAAGCAAGCGGCGATCAGGAACCGCCGCCGCCGCCCCAGCCTCCACCCGGTCCCTGACCGCCGCTTGATCGGCCAACGCGCGCCGCTGGCGTTCCTCGGCCATGTTGGCAACCGTCGAGCGGTTCGCCCTGGCGTCCTCGATGCGCTGCCGAAACTGCCCCATGTCCGCTTCGGGCGGCGCCTCGGCGGGGAGTGCCGTGGGATCGGCCACCGAACGAACCAGCGCGCCCTTGAGCCCCTTCTCTTCTGTCGCGCGATCCGAGCCAGGGCGAGCCTTGAGGCCCAGCGCCTCCCTGGAGGCTCCGCGCGCCGCCGCCGATTCAGCGTAGAGCTGGTTGAGGGCAGCATACGGTCCCTCGTCGACCATTTGCTTGGCGACGTAGGCGGCCTGGCGCAGGGGGGCGTCATGGCCTCGGGGCGCGTCGGTGGTACCGACTTTCGCCAGGTCCATCAGGTTGCGGCGGAGGCCGTTTAATTGCCGCTCGGGCACCAGGATCGCGCCCGTAGCGGGATCGCGGAAGTGTTCCAAGCGACTTCGGATGGCGCCCAGTTGATTCTGGACGTCGCCCGGCACTTCAAGATCGTGAAGGGCATTGTCGAGTTGGGTAACGATGGGCGCAGCGTCGCGCGGGGGCATGGCTGCCGCCTTCTGGTCGATCTGCTCCGACAGGACCCGGTAGGGCTCGGACCCTTCCACCCGGTGGCGTTCGTCGATGTCGCCGAGTAGAGCGGGTGCCCGCTCCGCGGCCGTCTCGCGCGCGTCGCGCTCGGCACGCTGGATCTCAGCCACCGACTCCTTGCCGGCCTGGCGTACGTCCTGTCCCGCCGACCGGTTGGTGTCCCGCACGTCGCGCGCGGCCTGCTCCATCATCTTCGGGCCCTCGCGGTAGCCCAGACCATGGGTATCGGCGTGTGCCTGTTCCAGGTTGTCGAGGATCGCGTTGGAGCCGCGCTTGCGGGCGATGCCGATGCCCCTTCCGTTGGCCGGAAGCCCCGCAAGTTCCCGATCGAAGACGCCGCCCTTGCCGGGGGTCAGCAGCCCCACCCGTGCGCCGTTGCCGTGCTCCTCGATGAGCTGCCGCGCACGGCCGCCGGGGGAATTGAGGATGGCATTCTTGCCCAGCGAGCCGAGGCCGCCACCGACGACGCTCAGGGTGGTCCCCATCGGGTCGGACGCAGCCGCACCGGCGGCCTCCATCCGGTGTCCCTCAGCGTCCGCAGAAAGCCCCGCCGCCAGCGGTGCCGTTGCTTCGTACCCGGCAAGACTGGCGACAGGGGAGGGGACCCTCTTTGCAACCTGGAAGACCTTGGCCATCGCCTGCGGGGCCGCGCGGGAGGCCGCAGCACCGCCGACCTTGCCGAGGAGCCCGACACCCTCGGCGACGGGATTGGGAAGCAGCAGAGAGCCCACCAGTTGCGACGCCGGGCGAACGTCGGGGGCCATCGCCTGCTCGCGCGCCTGGACTTGCGAGGGTACGTGCGTATCGCCCTGGCTCACGTCCGGAGAAAAGTGCTTGGTCTCGTCCAGGCTGGTCCCGCGCTCGACGTCGCCGGCAGCATTGCCCACGCGCGCCGCCAGGCGCTGGCCGTAGCCGAGCATGGTGACGTCGTCGACGCCTCGAAGCAGCTCCTTCCGCTCGGCGGTGTGCTGGGCCAGCCCCTCGGGCGACCAGTTGTGTGCGATCGTCTTCCGGGGCTCGGTAACCAAGTCCCAGAGCCGACCGCCCTGGGCCTTCGCCACTGCGCCCACGTGGCCGACGCCCTCGCCGATGGACGTAGCCGCGCGCGAGAAGAACCCGGGCTGTTCGGCTGCCTTCGCCGGAGCCGGGGCCTTCAGTTCCTCCAGGCGGGCGGCGAACGGATCAGCGCTGCCGATGCCCGCGCTGGCCTTCAGTTCGTCGAGGCGAGCCGCGAAGGGGTCGGCCATCACTGCACCCCCAGGTGATCGAGATAAGCCTTGGCGCTTTTGGCGTTCGGACCCTTCTTGGCGATCTCATCGCGCGCGGCCTTCACCAGGTCCCGGTCCTTGGGTGCGAGGTTGTCCTCCTGGGGGGAGGGCAGACGCTGGCCCGTTGCCCCGGCAGCAATCGCCTGGGCCTTGTTGGGCGCAGCGCCGGGGCCCGAGCCCGAGCGCAGGCGGACCTTTTGCGCGCCCGTGTGGCGAAACTCGACCTCGCCGAGGATACGATCGTAAATCTCGGGGTTGAGCCCCAGCGCGAAATTCATCAGGGATTCGGGCGTGCCGCTCGCCCCCTGGATCTCGCGTTCCAGCTTTTGGCTCGCGTCCGTGCCGCCGAGTTCGTTGTATGGGCGCAAAGCGGCTTGCAGCGCTGTGATCATGCTGAGTCGGTTCTGAGCCTTCTGCGGGTCCGTGACGCGGGCGCCGTTGGCCTTGTAGTCGGCCATGACTTCTTGGAGGCGCTTCTTGACGACGGAGTAGGAGACCTCGGCCTTGTTGCCGGCGCGCGCCTCGGTGGTGCTTTTGTAGTCGCCGGTTCTGTTCCCCTCTGCATCGGTCGCTTCCAGGGCAGCATTGGCGCGGCCCGTGCGACCGGCTATGGCATTGCCGCGTGTCACCTCCTTGATGAGGTTGAGGTAGCCGTTTTTGCCGCCCGGCGGGATGTGGCGCCGCGCCGCCTCGGCCTCAATCTTTGAGAGGATGTGCGGGTCAGTGATGTTGCCCTCGGCGTCGACCGCGCCCTCCATCATCTGAACCAGGGAACTGCTACCAGGGTTGCTGCCGCCACCTCCGCCGCTCATGCCCGCCGCCGTCACCTTCGCCCGGTCGTGGCCAGTGGCGATCTTCTCGTTGCTCGTGATCTGCTTGTCCTGAAGGGCGCCCTTCGCGCCTTGCGCCTGGGTGGCGCTGGCGGTGTTGTTGATCGCGCCGGCCGCCGCCGCTGGGATCTGGGCCTCAATCTGGTCCGCTGAGCGCAGCATCTGAGCCGCGATGTTCGGGTCGATGCCCTGCGCGCCCGCCTGCCGCCGCAGCAGTGCCGCCGTGGTCCGGGCGTCCTCCTCCTTCGCGAGTTTGGCCTCCTGGGGATCGAAATGGACCGACTGACCCCCGGGCATGCCGATGGTGTATTTCGGGTGCGCGAGGGCCTGGTCGTACTTCCCGCGCTCGGTCTGATAGGCGGCGTTCTTGACGTCGTAGCCGGCCCTCTGCTGATCGTAGGTCGACTTATTGACCTCGTTCTGCCGCTGCGCCTCGGCCGCCTGGGCGCGCTCCTGCTGAACTCTCTCGGCCATCCCGGCGGCGTTGGCCCCGGCCGCATCGCCCAGCAGTTCGTCGGCCGACCCTCGCGCGGGCGGCTGCGTGCGCTGGCCCAGGGCTTCGCCCATCGCGCGCGCGCGGGCTACGTCGGGCGGCTCTACCGGGCCGACGAAAGCGTCGGGCTTCTGCGTAGGCAGCATGGCCGGCGCCTCGGGAGCAACCGGCGCCTCGGGCGCGGGCCCCGGCGCGTCGCGCGTGAAGGTAACGCCCTCCATGCGACCAGTCTTGGGGTTAAAAAACTGGGACCCGGCGGCGGCAGCCTCGGCGGCGCCGAAACGACCGCCGCCGGCAGCGTCGGCGATGTCTTTGACCGTCTTGCTTCGCCGGTCCTCCTGCCCCTGCTGGAAAGCGATATTCGCCCGGTCCTCATCGAGTTGGAGCTTCTTGTTGGTAGCGGCGATCTGAGCCTCATAGGCTTTGGTCTTCGCGCGCTCCTGCTCCAGTTGCGCGTCTTGAGTGCGGCGCTTGTCCCGGTACTCCAGCCCCTCGCCGATGCCAGAAAAGACATCGCCGAGGCCTCCGGCCCAGGGTTTCACCGGGTCGAAATTGAAATACCGCCCACCCATCAGCCGCCTCCGCCCCCGCCCTTGGCCTTCCCTGCCATCTTCAAGCCTTCGCCGATGTCGTGAAGCATCGCCTGGCGCGTGGCCGAGTCGACGCCGGCCTTGGCAAGCTGCGCCTCGATGTTGGCGAGCTGGCCCTGCTGGTAAGCATCGCTGCCGCGGTCGGAATAGTGGCCGAAGGTGTCCGCCTTGGCCTGGGCGAGCTTCTGGGAGGAATCCATGACATTGCCGAAATAGTCGCTCTGCTCACCGGACGCGCCCCGGGCCGCGCCGCCGTAGGCGGTATCCATGCCGAGGCGTGAGCTGTCTGCGCCGCCCGCGAGGCCGGCCAGTTGTTGCGACCGCTGGGCGTCGACGTTGGCTTGGTAGTCCGAAATCTGCCGCACGCCCGGGCCGCTGTTGAAGCGCCCGCGTGCCGCCAACTGCTTATTGATGTTCTCGGTGGCGCGCTGGTCCTGGTAGGCCGCAGCCGGGTCGTAGCCGCCCTTGCGCTCGTTGTAGAGCTGCTCCTGGTTGGTCTGCTTGTGGGCCTGGTCGCCCATGAAGTTGAAATAGTCCTGCTGCTGGGTCGGCCGGTTGTTGGTCAGGTTGATCAACGCCTGATCGGGACTGATGGGGCCGTTTTTTAGCGCGCTCTGGTAATCGGCCTGCTGCTTGTCCCAAGTCTGCTGCGCCGCGGGCGCGAAGGCGTCGTGTCCCGCCTGGGTCGTTCCCGCCCAATGGGGCTTTTGGCCAACCTCCGGACGAGGCCCCGTCGGCGCCTGGGGGCCGGAGAAGTAGTTGAGCGCCGTCTGCCCCTGCTTGTTCTCGTAGTCGCGCTGATCGGCGCCGAGCTGGGCCGAGGCGCCGCCCGCAGCGTCGTAGCCCGCCTTTTGCTGGTTCGCCGGGTCGCCGTAGAAATACTTATAGGCTTCATATCCACCGCCGGTGGCGATGTCGGCCCCGATTCTTCCGATCGTTCCCCAGACGCCCATTTACGCCTCCAGCGGGGTGAAGGTTTCCTCGGCGCCGCAGAGCACGAACTCGACGGGATCGCTCACCGTCAGCTCCCACTGGCGCGTGCCGTAGACGCCAAGGGTCCATTTCTGGACCTGACTTTCGTAATCCCCGGGCAGGCCAAGCGAGAAACGCAGCGGCTGGCCAAAGGCGCCGAGGTTGTCGCGCCAGCGAAGCTCAGCGACCGGCGCAGTCGTCGCCGAGGTCGCGCCCCGGCGGAGCGTCAGTTGCACACGTTCACAAACCTTGCGGTTGCCCGAGTCGCGGTCGACAAAACCCGTGCGCAGGACCGCCTTCAGCATTTGCCCGTCCTCGGTGAACGCGTCCGGATCGAGCACGGCGATCGTCCCGTCGTCGAGGCCAATCAAATGCAGCGCCCGGTCAGGCCAGTAGCAGTGGCACCGCCCAATCCAGGGTTGCCACTGCCCCTCAGGGTCGATTGATCGCCACTCGGCCCACTTCTGCACGATCGCATTGTAGACCAGTGCCCGGCCCTCAGTCGGGAAAACAAAAGCCAGCAAATCGGCGCCGTCAAAGCGCGCGCGGAAGCCCCAACAGTCGTCGACGGTCGAGAAACGCCATAGCGTTTTGGCCATCCCCGGGCCTGAAATGTCGTTGATGGATCGCCCATCGGTCGAAACAATGCGCCTGCGGTCGTCCAGGAATACGTATTGGGCCTCTTGTTTAATAACGCTGGGGCCGGAGAGGGTGCCAACTTCGGCCGTGGGACCGGGAACGAAAACCCCGTCCGGGTCGGGAACGAAGACCTGGGTCGTCTCCGAGCCGAACGCCAGCAGCTCGCCGGTGGTCGTCCCGAGGGCGAGGAGCCCGTCCGGCTTGGTCTCCGCCTCGGCAGATTCCATGTCGCCGCGCCAGTCCTCGTGGCCACCGCCCAGCTCGCCAGGCTGTGACCAGAACAGAATGCCGGCGGCCGTAGCGATGATCAAACGCTGGGTCATCGCGGCGATCCCCACGCCGGCCGGGGGGCTGCCGAGAAGACGCGCCGAAAGGCCCGCGCCCTCCCATTTCTGGGGTACGCCGCCGCCGATGATCACGATTCGGGTTGCGGTGGTGACCGCCTGGGGCCGTAGGGTGCCGGCCAACTGGGTGACTGCCGTGGCGTCACTCAGGGCTACAACCAGGCCGGTGGCGATCAGGGCCCAGAGTTTGCGGTCCTCGGTGCAGTAGACGAGGTAATCGCCAAAGACCCACGCGCCGATGACCGGCGACGCATTGGGGATCACCGTCGGGAAAAGGTTCCACGTGGAAAGGCCAGGGCGCGTCCGGATGGCGTCGCCCGGGTCGTGGATCACGTTGAGCACGGCTGCCGTGGCGCCGACGAGTTCGTCAACGCCCGACGCCTGGCCTTCGTTGAATGGGATGCTCGCCGCCGGCATGAATCACGGGTTGTGGGTGACGCGGGCGATCTCGACCCATTTCGTCCGAGCCAGGTCATAGACAACCTCCAGCTCGGTCGTGAGCCCGGCCGTGTTGGCGATGGTCGTGTTAAGGAGGTAGGTCCCGAGATCCCAGGTGCCGCCGCCAGCGTTGTTGTTGTACATGCGGATCCGCATCCGAACGCCTCGCTGAATGGGGACCGGTGTCGGAGCAAGGATCTGACAGGTGATGGCGCCCCCCGTGATGATCGCAACGCATTCCTCACCGTCGGTCCAATCGGGCGTGATGACCACGTTGATGGCGCTGGTGGTGCTGGCGCCGTCGATGCCGTTTCCGTACTGGTAGAGGGTAGGAACGGTCCCGGTGACGGACAGCTTCTTGGTGGCGTTCATCGAGTTGCCGACGATCGAGACCTGATACGTGGAACCGGTCGCCACCGAAGCCAGCAGGATCCCCGTCGTATAGCCACGGATGAAGTTGCCGGCGATATTTACGCCCTGGTAATTGCCCGCCTTGAGTTCGATCGCCGTGTCGCCGTAGAGGCGGCAATCCCGAATGGTCATGAGCGTTGTGCTGGCGGTGACCCGGACTGCCCGGCTGCCCGCGGTGCTGCTCGCGTCGATGTAGACTCGGTGCAGGTCCAACTTTTCGGTGTTGGAAGGAGCGTCGACGCCGAAGTTGTGATTGCGGATCTCGACATCGTGGATGGAGATGTCGAAGCTAGCGAGGATGGAGATCGCCACGTTGCTAGAGGATGAGGTGTGGTTGATGTAAAGGTGGCTGATTTCGAAGCCACCGCTGGTGCCGCCGGTGATCGAAAACACGCCGGTGGTGGTGGCCGTATTGGTAATGGTGGTGGTGCCGCCAGCTCCGCGGAACGACACGCCAACGGCACTGGCGTTCACGATCGGCGCGGAAATGTGGTAGTTGCCCGGCGGGAAATAGACGGAGCCGCCGCCGATGGACACCACGTAGTTCGTGGCCGCCTGGATCGCCGCGAAGTCGTCGTGCGTGGCATCTCCGAAGGCGCCGAAGTCCTTCACGGATACCCAAATCTCCGAGAGGAAGTCGACAACGTTGCGCAGGGTCGTTCCGCCGGCCCGCCGCAACTTAAAGTCGGTTCCGCCGAACGACACCAAGGCCGAGGTCAACACCGCGTCGAGGTCGGTTTCGCCGCCAGCGCCTTGAGACCCGCTGGCCAGCGTGCCGGTGAACGCAGCGTTTTGCACGGCGACGAGCGTCGCCGCATCCTGAAAGTTGATCGACCCCAGGCTCGTCCCCGCGGAGGTCTCCACGCGCAGAGTAACCGGCTGGTCCACGTAGATGGTCGCTTTGCCGGCGGCGTCGAGGGTCACCGGTTGGGAGAACGCGACCGTTCCCAAGCGGTCCTGGTAAAGGGTGGCCCCGGTGCTGGTGCCCATGACAAAGGCCCACACCTTGCCGCTGGCATTGGCGGCGCCGTCGGTCTTGCGCGAGCCCGACAGGGCCAGCGACTCGATGAGCTTAGCCATAGCTCGTGAACCTTTCGCTCACGATGAACCGGGAATCGCCTCGCTCGGTCTCGTCGTCCATGGCGCGACCCTTCTCGGCCTCGTAGGTGCCGCGCAGGAATTCGATCCGGTCGATGCGGCCGTAGTGGAGCGCGAAGTCAGCGGCCAGCATGTAGACGATCGCCCGGTGCCAGCGGCTCGGGATATCGAGGGTAACCGCCGAGGTGTCGACGTCGCGGAAGCGGCGCACCTTGGCGTAGGTCACCGAGACCACCGAAGAGTCGCTGATAGGGTGCAGGTAGATCGCGACCACGCCGTCGGCTTTCTCGACGTAGGCCTGGGAGGGGGCGCCGGCCGTGCTCTTGTCCGAAAGCTCCATGTACTGCCGCCGGGTGATGAGCGTGATCGGTACGTCGTTGCCAGAGGTGTCCGAGTAGTAAAGGGACTCAACGTCCATGGTGTCAGTGCCGGTGGTGATCACGCCGGCCGTCGAGATGGACGCGGCCTGCACAACGGTCCGCTCAACGGTCCGCAGGAAAACCCCGTCGTTCTGGAGAGCCTTGAGGCCAAGGTCCAAGAGAGTCATTCCCATTGCCAGTTGGTCAGCGTCGGGTTCGAGCCCAGCATTCAGCACCTGGCATAGCTGGAGCGCGGTCTTGATGACCACGGTCGCCTGGGGGTCGAAAGAGGCGTTGGCCGAGGTCGCCATTTAATGGCCCTGTCCAATCCAGCCCTGGGGCTGCTGGCGGTAGATGAGTCCCGCCTTGCTCGCTCGGACCACGCTCTGCTGCCGGGTGGTCGTCCCGCTCGTGACCGGGGCAAAGGCCAGCGTCGAGTAGCCGAGCGGCCCGAGATAGAGCAACTCGGAGCCGCGGGGCGCATGCGGCTCGACGTACCTGGCCCGCGGTTCGGCCAAGACGTCCTTGACCCTCTTGACGGCGGCTCTGTTCCGCGACGCGCAAGTCTTGGCCATGAGCCCCGCAGCACCCCAGTCGTAGAAGCCGGAATCGTTCCGGAGCGCGACAGTGTCGAACACCGTGGTCAGCGCCAGGCTCGGGTCGTAGGTCCCGGCGATGTTGGGCGCCGACGTGAAGGTCATAAGGTAGTCCCAGAGCGTGGCCACCTGCGCGGAGATCCCGTCGACCTCGGCGAGCGCAAATAGCGCCGTGGCCCATTCGTCCGATGGCGGGCTGGTATTGATCCATATGCCGCCGGAGAAAAATTCGCCGGTGATGGTCGTGACCGGGCCCCAAAAGGCCCTCAGCGCCGCGAGGATCTCAGAGATGGGCTTGGCAGGGGGCGAGCTGAACGAGCCCAGCGCCGTCGTGGTCTGCCCGATGGTGACGTCGCCAAGCAGGGCCTGGAGTAGGGTCAGCGCCCAGAGACCGAGAAGGCCCGTCGGGTAGTAGTCGGCGGTAATGGCGGTGCCCTGTCTCTTCTCGGGGAATGCTCCGAGGTAGGGCTGGCTGCCGGTGACCCAAAGGTTTGTGGCGTGGAGGTTGGCCAGAAAATGGGCCGCCCCGCGGGCCCCGCCGAGGAAACTCGGATTGCCGGTCGCCGCGTAAAGCCGGCACAGCGCCGCGCAGAGCAGGGCGTTGTCGGCCGAGTAGTAGGCATTAGGATCACCGACATTCAGGGCGTTTCGCCGGAACCCCCCGCTTACAGAGGAATTCGTGGTGACCGCGTTCTGGAAGGTCATAACCTCAGCGCCGAGCGCTATCGCCTTCGCACGCACGGCGGTCAACCAAGCGGCGGGGCGCTTATTTTCAGCCAGCAACGAAGTGAGGTAGACGATCGCCCAGCCATAGGCTTGATAGCTGCGCGCGCCGACAATCGCGCCCGCGTTGGAGGTGACCGTCACGGTGTCGTAGGGGGCCGTCGCCGTGACGAAGTTGAGTATCTGTGACTCCTCGGCGGTCCAGGTGTCGACGGGCGCAAATGGTTTCGGCTGCGGCACCGGCAAGATCCGCGTCGGGCGCACGCGCGCGTTGATGCGGTTCAACTGCTGGGCCGTGCGAAACTGCGGATGGAGCGTGCAGATCGCCACGCCGACCGCAAAGCGGATGTCTTCGATCTGCCGCGGGCGAGCGCAAATATCGCAGATCCGGCGGTAGCTGTTGACCTTGTAGGGCCGAAGGATGCTCACCCCTCGAACCTCGCCGAGCCCGAGAGGTCACCTGGGATCCACACACCGGTCCAGGTCGCGGCCAGCGAGACGTCGGCGTTGTTGAGCTGGTGGATCTCGTTGGCGTAGACGGCGGTGAGGACGCCCGCCGCCGTGAAGGCAAATCCGCTGAAGCCGAAGGATCCACCGTCGAGCGTGCAGTTCTCGAAGAAGAATCCCGACATCGCCGACGGGGCGCTGACCGCCGTGCCGGGTTGATTGCCCGTCGCCAGGAAGTAGGCGTTGGTGAGCTGGCAACTGCTGACCGCGCCGTAGAGGACCGTGGTCCCGGTGTCGCTGGCGCCGCACTCGAAGTAGCAGTTATCAGACACCACGCCGGCAGCGGTGATGGAGACCCGCGCCGTGGGAACGGCCGTCGAGGCCGGGAAGTAGATGTTGTTGAGGCTGGTCCCGGTCTGCGACAGGGTCAGCATCGCGTTGCCGGCGACGGCGCAGGTCAGCTTGGCCCGCGTCGAACCCGACCCCTCCGAAACGATGGTCAGGGCCTTGTTGACCGCGATGGCGGCGGCGATCGTTTCGGCGTGGTTCTCCAGGAAGATGACGACGTCGCCAGCCACAGAGTTGGTGAACGCCTGGTTGAAGGTCGCGAGCGGTTTTTCCCGCTCCCGCCCCTTCGGCGAGACCGCGTCGGAGCCGGTCAGGCTCGACACGTACCAAATATGGCCAGTGGTGCCGACGATGACCGGCTTGTTGACGGCCACCTCGTCCCCGGTTACCCCGCCGCCGCCGTTGGGGTAGAGATTGTAGGCCATTGACCCCTTTCAATGGCCCCCGGCCGAAGCCGGGGGTCTCACTGTGCGTTTGCCTTGAAGAACCAGCGAGGATCCCCGCCGTCGTCCAGAACGGCGACGAATTTCCAGCCGACGGCAAACTTCGCCTCCAGGTAGTCGTTCATCGAGGCCGTGTAGTCCTCTGGGCTGTGCGGATAGTCCGTGGCCAGCGCGGTCAGCCCCTTGAGTTCGACCTTGTACCGAGCCATTAGGTCGACGCAGTCCCCAGCGAGGTGATTTTTTCGGACTCGTTGGAGTTGTTGACGCCCTTGTTGAGGTACATCTGGACGTCACCAGAGGTGACGACGATGTGCGCGACCGAACCGTCCGTCATGTTCCGCAGGTAGTTGTCGTTGATCCAGCCGGTCGTCGCCGCCAGGTCCATGGTGATGCAGGCCGTGGACGAGGCCGCGTTGTTCTGGATCTTGTTGTTGGCGACGTTGATGTTGGTGCAGGCGGTGGTCAGCTCCTGGATCGGTCCGACGCCCGCTACGGTGGTGCCGCAAATGATGTCGTTGTTGGTGATCCTGGGGTTGGCGAGGCCCACGCACCGAAGGAAGGTGGTGCAGGTGGCCAGCGCCGCGCCCCTGACGATGTTGGAGTCGAAGATGAAATCCGACGCCCCAGCGGTGGTGGTGATCCCGATGGTCACCAGGTTGTTCGCGTCGGTGCCGCAGTTGATCCGGCAGGCGACGATGGCGTTCCCCGCCGCGCTGACGGTGATCGGCGCCGCGACGGTGACGGTTCCGGTGGTCGGCTCCAGCTGCAAAATGCAGTTCTCGATGGAGACGTCCGCCTTGTTGAGCAGCACCGTCGAGCCCGCGACAGTCCAGGTGATGGTCGGACGCGTGGATCCGCGGCCGAGGCCGATGATCCGAGTGCCCGCCTTGAGGTTCGACCAACCGCTGGCCGCCGCCACGGTGTCGGTGTAGTTCTCGACGAGAAAAACCCGGTCGTAACGGTTGGCGGTGGTGGCATTGAGCGCGGCGTTCACGGTAGTGAAGGAGCGCGACTGGATGTCACCCTTGAGGAGGGCCTTCTGTGCGGCCGTCATGACGTAGAAATCCCGCGACAACGGCGACACGCTGAGGTGCATCGCCCCGCCGAGGACGAGGTCATTCCCGCCGAAACGGACGTTGGTCTGGTTGCCTACGTTGGTGAGTCCCATAGGCCCCCCTTAGATGTTCGAGCCGATGACCGCGCGCGGATCAACGATCCCCATCGCGAACATCTGATAGCCGTCGTACACCTTGGCGCGGTTGGCCTCGGTGTTGTACTCGCGGAAATCAGGCTTCATGTTCCAGATGCACATGAGCCCGCGCTTGGCATTGGTGACCGTGAACCAGTTACTGGTCGACGGCAGGTAACGATTGACCTGATAGTCCAACCCCTCGCCCTTCATCGAATTGATGGCGTTGTTGGCCGTGTCGTTCTGGAGGTCGGACTTCAGGATCCGCTTGGCCTCCCACTCCAGGTCGGCCGGGATGACCAACTTCATCGGCTGCACCCCAACGGGCAGGCCGTTCGACCCGGGCATCTTCCGGCACTGGGTGAACATCGTCTCCAGCGCGGTCTCCGACAGGCTCATGTCGGTGGCGAACCGGTTGGAGTAGGTCCCGCCCTTGATGAGCGGGTGGTCGGTGGCGCACATCGCCTTGGCGTCGGCGCCCGCGAAGTTGGTCCCGTCGAAGGCGTTGCCGAAGATGTCGGAGCCGATGAACTCCTGGGTCTGCTTCAGCGACTCGGCGATGCTGGCCGCGCCGTCGATGGCCTCGTTGTACTTCTTCATCCGGAGGGCCTCTTCCGACACCGGCATCATGATCGCGTAGGCGATCTGGTTGAACCGGGTGGTGTAGCCCTGCTGAACGACGTCGACGGACATCTGGGCCAGCTGCGCCTTGACCGGCGCCAGGCCAAGCCCGGCGTACTCGGTCATGTCCTCGAACGCGTCCTTGGAGGTCATCTCCTTGAACCCGCACTTGGACCAGACCGTTGGGCCCTCCAACGAGGTGCGAAATGCGAAGAGCAGCGTCTCCTTGAGGGAGGCGGAAATATTAGCGGTAATCACGCCAGTCATGGTGATTGCTCCTTAGATCCCGGTGGTAGAGAAGACGCCCGGCCAGTTGTGCGTCTTGTTGCACACGACGAGGTACTTGGCGCTGATCTGGGTGGGGTCGTTGCCGACCGACAGCGGCGACAGATTGACGACTCGCCAGGTCGAGGAGGTCGTGGCGTGGGTCGAGATGTCCAGCTGCGCACCCGACAGGCCCGTTGCGGTGTTGCCCGAGACCGTGTAAATGTGATCGCAGTTCTCCCAGACAATGGCGCGCGCGGCAGCCACGGTGGTTATCGAGGAGCCGTCGTCGGCGTCGACCTCAAAGATGGTGAACGGCGTCGCCGGGATGACCATCACGATGGACCGCAGGCGGTCGGGCGTGTAGGCCGTGGACGCCGGCAGATAGTCTCGCTCCTGCAAGACGCCGTCGGAATTGCGGTACTGGACCCCGGCAACGACGCCGAAAACCGAGTCGCCGGCTGCTGCCTGAGCAACGCTTCCGTCAGAAACGCACTTGACAGGGTCACCCTTGAAAATGGCAGTGCCGTAAGCGGTTGCCACCTGGCAAGGCAAAAGACGCGGGGTCAGATTCTCCGCGAACATAGAACCCCAGTAACGAAACCCGTAACGAACAGGATTAGCTCGTGCCATCGGTGTGTCTCCTAGAAGTGGATGCCCTGGAAGGCCCTGAATCGCCCGCCGGATTCCTCCGCCGACTTCCTCAGTTGTTCCTTGGCGCTGCTGTGCCAGCGGCGCTCAGCCGTCACCATTGCGCTGCGGCGCGCGCTCGGAATTTTCATCAGGGTCAATTCGCTGTTGACGGTGACCTCGTCGCCGTTGACGTGCTCGCCGTAATCCCACTTGCTGCGGGCGCAATCGGCGCTGTAACGCTCGGGGATCCAGCCGCGCGCCTGGTACTTGCCGCGCTGCCGCTTGGAGATCAGCCCGTAGTCGAAGCCCGCCGCCTTGTTGACGATCTCGTCGAGGGAGTAATCACCGTCGACGGGGGCGGGTGGCGGGTCATGCCGCTTCTTGGGCGGTCGCCCGGCTTTCCTCTTGATTGGCGTGGCCGGATTGTTGTCGACCAGGACAGGGTCGGACATGCGCAGATCTCCATCGGGGGAGCTGCAATCGGAGCACGTGGGACAGGCAGCGGTTCAGCCCGACGCGCAACTTCGATTCTGTTGTCCAACCCGCGGCGTTCCGGGGCGCTTTACCGTGTGTACAACTACTGCTCGGATTTCAGCAGCAGCGCGCTTTAACGGTCCATCAAAGCAACTAAATCGTCAAGGAGTATTTCGCCGAATTGGATCAAACCAAGAATGAGGGCCCCGGCCTTCAGGGACGCTGCGGACGCGCAGGGGGCCGCTCTCCTCGGGGAAAAACACCCACAAATCGACGGTCCGATCGCCGTTTTCGCGGGCAACCAACGCTGGGTGGACCTGTGGCGGGTCGTCCGCGGTCGTATAGAAGACGGCGCGATTGAGCCGGCCCATCGACCGACTCTACGCGCACGATGCCCTACTTGTTAGTGATGCGACTACCGATTTTCGCGAACCACTCGCGATGCGCCGCCTCGGGCTCCAGGTTGCGAAACAACGCCTCGGCCTGGGCCTTCTGATCGCCCGTGAGCGACACCACGGCTTTGCCGCTGCGGCCGGCGCCCGAGGAACTTCCCGCGACGCCACGAAAGCGCTCACGCTGAGGCTCGGTCGGTTCGGTACCGCCGCCGCCGATCCCGAGGTCTCGCTCCGTCTCGGCCGCCGCTTGCAACAGCGTCTGCTTGCGGACCGCCGGGTCGGACATGTCCCGCCTTTCCAGGCGCACCAGCCGGCGCACGTTGGCCTCGGCGATGGCGCGCGCGTCCTCGTCGGTCTGGAGCCAGTCGTACTTGGCACTGACAGCGGCCAGCACTGGGTCAAGCGGCTGCGGCGCGTTCTTGGCCCGCTCGTCCGCCACCCGTTCGGCCTCGGCACGCCCGATCAACCGCTGTTCGCGCTCGCGGGCCTCGTGCCACTCATCGACCGCGCCAGTGTCGCCGTTGGCCATCCGTTGCAGCGCTGTTTCAATCGCCTTGCGATTGGCTTTGAGCTGGTCGACCACCGGGTCGACACCGGGGTTCGCGGACTTGCGCTCATCGAGTCGGCCGCGAAGTTCGGCCAACTGCTCGCCGAACTTCTGACGCTCGGCCCGCTCGCGCTCCAACTCTCGCCGCATCGACGCGAAGGCGTCGCCGCGCTGCCGGTGGCGCTCCTTGGCGCTGACCTTCGGCTCGGCCGGCTCTTCCTTGTCGGGCAGCTCGAACGCCGGCTTGGGGACGTCTCCCTCAAGCTCGGGTGGCGCCGGGTCAACCGCGGGTTCGGTCCCGCCCTCTGCTGGGTCTTCTATGCTTTCGCCTGCAACACTCATTTCAGTCCTCCGTGATCGGCACGATCCGGTGTTCCTCCGTGTCGTGGTCAAAGACGATTCGCATCGTCGGTTTCGGGCCCCATAGGCGATCGTGAAGGTCGAACGACCCGAGCACGTCGCGCTCTTTCATCTGCAAAATCCGCTTACCCTTCTTGTCTTCGTCGAGAGCCCGCTCCCAGCCAGCGAAGCGGCCGATCTGGACGTGGTCCCCGAGAAGGATTCCGTGAGAGCGCAGCACGTCCCGCGCGAGGCAACCGGCCTGCACCAGGACGCCCTCGGAATTTGGTTCTGGCTCAACCTGGCTGGTCTCGGGGATGAAGATTCCCCCGCCGGTCTTGGTCTCGATGGGGGGCGGCGGAAGCCGCAGGACCAAAATGTTGTCGGCCATGGGCATGTACGGCATGGTCGCCACGCCGTGGTCTTTGAGACGCGCCACAAGCCGCGCCCGGGACTCGGCGAAAAGCTTGCCCCAGGCCTGCTCGACGGTGGGCACGTAGTCGTTGGTGATGGTGGCGGTCCTAGGCATCGATGTCCCCTTCCAGGCAGCGCACGGCGATCAAATCGATCAGGTAGGTCAGCACCTCTTCGGCGCCGGCATTCCACACGCCAGACTCGCGCGCCCAGCTGACGTTGGCGTTCGGGTGAGCGTTGGCGATCAGGTTGGTCACGCGCATCTCGCGCGCCTCACGTAGGGCCCGAAGGAGGGCCTGCGTCGCCGGGTCCCGGGCCCACCCCCGGAGCTGGGCCTTTGGGAGGTCCAGCAGATTTATTGTTTGCTCCATTGCTTGGCGGTCCCTTTCCTGGCGGCCCGTTGCCCGGCGGCGGCATCATTGCCATCGGGTTCGGCGGCGGCGATTGTTCGATCACCTTCGCCATGTCTTCGCAGCCCATGGCGCGCAGAATCTTTACGTAAGCCATCCGGATCACCGTCGCCTGGGCGGTGGGGTCTAGAAGACCCGGCGGCACGGCCATGGCTGCCTGGAGCGCCTTCTGCGCTTCGCCGACAAGCTGCGGTCGCGTGGCCATCGCGGGGTCACAGGTGAACGTGATCTGGAAGTCCTCCAGGTACTCGTCTCGCGCGACCTTCTCCATTTTCACGAGGTCAGGCGGCGGCGGCGGTGGCATCGGCGGCATCCCAGGCGCGGGCGGGGGAGGCTCCGGCGGAACCAGCGGCACCGCCGGAGTGGCCACGGCGAAATACTCGATGGGGTCAAGGGTGCGGCTATTGATGCGGGCCAGGTTCTTCAGCTCGGCGGCGCGGCTGCGGTTGTACCGGATGCCCATCACCGCCAGGTTCTGCCGCGCGGCGCTCATTCGGATCTCGGTGGTGGTGGCCGTCTCGTTGGAGCCGCCGACCTCGCCCGAGAGGATCTCCGAGGCGCCGACAAAGTCCTGTACCTGGGCCTGCTGGCTCTCGACGATTTTTATGGCGTTGGGGTTGGGCGGCGGGAACTGGAGCTGAAAAAACGCCTTCGACAACTGCTCCGGCGGGAGGTCGACCTGGACGCCACCGCCGAGCTTGAGGGCCAAGTCGCCGCGTCCCATGCGCGCCTGACGGGAGTACAGATAGGTCGGGAACAGGCTCAGGGTCATCGCCGCCACGATCTGAGACATCATCGTGTCGGCGGTGATGTTGGCCCCCTCCAGGAGGTAGCCGATTCCGAAGTCGTAGATGCCCTCTGGATTGGGGATGCAGCCGTACTTGGTGAACCAGTTGATGGGGACCATGCGCACCGGCTCGGGCGGCGGCGCGGGCTCGGGCGGCTGCGGCGGCTCGGGCAACTGGTCCGGGCCGACCATCGAGTCAACCTGGACGGGCTCGCCGGTCTCCGGATGCGGCACCGTCGAGGGCGCCGTCAGTTGGCCGACCGTCTGTTGGTGCTCCATCATCGCCTGCTCGTGCTGCATGAGCGCAGCCTCGTTGACAGCGTCGGTGACGGCTTGCTCACGGTTGAACCGCGCCCGATCGCGCGGGTCCTCGTCTTCGCGGATGCCGAGGTAGATCGGTTTGCAGGTGATCTCGTCGACCGTAACGATCACCGGGCGCTCGCGGTTCTCGCCCGGAAGCTTCAGCCAGCGATGTTGTTCCAAGATCACCCGGGGCTGCTCGTCGTCGTTGTCCCCAGACACGGGTTGGCGTTGCCCCTGGACCTTGTCCATGGTCTCGGCCATCGCGCCGCGGTTGGAGTCGGAAACCGGCGTGTTGCCGGCCGAGCGCGTTGAGACGCTGCTGGCGGTGACGTCGATGGGATTGCCGTCCTCGTCCTCGTAAAGGTCGTCGACGTTGGCGTAGTAGCCGTTGTCTTGCTCGGCCTCCAGCTCGTGACGATAGAGCCGCATCACCTGGGTGATCCGCTGAACGTCGGCCATGTTGGGATCGACCGACTGCGCGCCGTAGGGCAGGATCAAATCGCCGGCCTTCACCATCGTGAAGCAGGGCCGCTTCTCGCTGGGCTTGTAGTACCACTTGGAAAAGCAGTTACCGTAGATCAGGAACTGCATCCCGCCGCGGTCGTGGCTCGGGACGTACTCAGGGATCTTCTGGGTGATCTGCCAATTCATGTGCAGGCCCAGCCGGCGCGCGCGGTCGGCGCTGTCGGGCGTAGTCGGGGCGCCGCCGCAGATCGCACCGCCCGGCGGGAACAACTGCCCGTGAAGGGTCGCGTGTAGAAGCAAGACCGCCTGACCGATGATCGGCAGGTGGATCTGAGCGATGTTCTCGTGGCCCTCGGGCCGGGGCGGCAAGATGCCCACGAACAGCTCTATCTGGCGCGCCTGCCGCGCTCGGTACTCCTCGGAAGACTTCCAATCGATGGCTTTGTGGCGAACCACCATTTCGCCGACGTCCTTCAGGAACTTGACGCCCTCGTCGCCGGTGCCCTGGAGCAGCGGGATCAGGTTCGCGGGTGACCGGTCGTAATCGAGCTTGGCCGGCTGTTTGTCCGCGGGATCGTCAAGTTCGAACGTCGCGCCGTCGTCGGGCGGACTCATCGGAGGTTGCGGTTCGGTGCCCGTGGTCGCGTCCATCAGTACCCCCCTGGCCAGCCAGAAACTGCCCCGCCGCTGCCGCTGCCGCTGCCGCCGCTGCCACCCCGGCGCCCGGCCAGCTCGTCGTAAAAGTGATAGTTCGGGTCCACGTCGTCCGACTCGGGAGTGAGCGCCCGGTACTGACAGCCGTAGGCCGCCGCGTCCCAATCGTGGTCATCCCCGGCTGTGTCGGGCACATCAGGATCGTTCTCGTCGCACTGGAGGACGGGGATCGTGACGGTCGGCCCGGTCTCCTCGCGGTGGCCGTCCTTGTCGCGGCGAATCGTCTTGCAGCTTGAGAACCAGCGGATCCCCGGGATGACCAGCTCGCCCTTGGCGTTGGGCGTGCGGCGCCGGAGTCGGTTTCGAAACTGCTCGGCCGCGTTGGCGCGCACCCCCGGCCCACGGTCGGCCTTGAAGAAGCCGCACCCGAGGTTGTCCAACATCTCGCCGCGCGAGGGGCCGCTTTCGCCGACCCGGGCCCACAGCGACGAGTCCATCGGCCCCCATATCGTTGAGTGATTGTTGAGCCGATCCCACTCAGGCTCTGAGATCTTCACGCCCTGGATGACCAGCGGCTCGCGCTCGATCTCCCGGATCCGCATGCCCAGCTCCTCGGCGGTATGCCCCTTCACCGTCAGCGAGCGATAGCAAGTCATGTTGTTCTCAGTGTCGACCGCCCACCACTGGACCGACGCGTTGCTGGCGAAACCGTAGTCAGCGCTCTTGAACCGGAACCAGCCCAAAGGCAATGCGAAGGGCGCGCAAATGTGAACCTTCGGGTCCCAGTCCTCGCCGACCCACGAATCGGCATCGACGTCCCAGTCGTTTTCGAGGAGCGCGCGGCGAACGGCTGCCGACTTGCGCATCAGGTTGGCCTCGTAGCGGCCGTCCTCCATGATGGCCGGGTTATCGTAGACATTGGCCGGGATGTAGACCTGGCGCTCTTCCAGGATGCGCCCGTCGCGCAACTTGACCCGTAAACGAACAACCTGGCCAGGGTCGGCGGCTTTTACGAAACGTCGCTTCAGATAGAGCTTGGTTTCAGCACCAACGGGGTTGGTTACCAAACGGAAGGCCAACATCTTGCCCAAAACAG